TTTCCAATATCTATTCAGGTTTGTTAGCCCGATCTGGATTGTTTGGAGAGCAAGCGGGAATGTTAGCCGGTCTTGATCCCTTTCAAGCAGGGGAATCGTTCTATCAAATGCAACAACAATTTAGACAACCAGAGGAAGACAGACTACGTACTAATCTGGAAACACGTTTGTTAGCTCAAGGTCGATTAGGTTCCACAGGTGGAGCGCAAGCACAGGAAGCACTTGAAACGGCTATAGCACAAGATCAAGGGCAACGTAGATACCAATCAATGACACAAGCACAGAGTTTAATTGATTCGCTTCTTGGTCGGGAAACTGCTGATATTGCAACCGCAACTGACTTGTTAAATATTCCATTGAGACAAGGACAATTAGGATATGGAATTGCAGGGCCTATTACAAGCGCAATGGGTCCAGCACTAACAGCAAGAAATCAAGCAGCTAGAAACCTTTCCCTTACGTCAGCACAGTCACCATCCGGTACAGCATTGTCTGCATTAGGTGGACTATTTATGCAACCTAGAGTAGAAAAATAGGATAAACTCATGGCAGTTCAAGACGGATTATTAGGGTCTAACGCAAACATTCCAGATTTTTTACAATCTTTTGTAACAAATCGAGGAGCAACTTTTCCTAGTCTACAGGCTAATATTAATCCTGTTGTTCCTGCAATGGAAACATATGTTCCTCGCGTATACAAAGGGGCTGTAGGTTTGTTTGACCAATTAGGAGATAATGGGGATAGTCAAACTGATCCACCACCATCATCTCCTCCGTCAAACAATGTTGATTACAATATGTCTAGGTTTACAGAAGAAATAACAAACCCAGTTAATGCAGCAATTACATTAGGCGGTTTAGCTGGTTTAGTTCCAATACCAGGGATGGGTTTACTTGGATCAGCGATAGGCGCATATGAAGGTTCTCACGCAGTCGATAGAGAAATTGAAAGATCGCAAGGATGGAATCCAGATGTTTCCGCTCTAGAACAGTTTTTTAATTCAATAACATTTGGTTTATTTGGAAGAAGCGGTGCTCAACAATTACAGGAAGAAGTTGAAGCCTTTAGTGGTATTGATGGATTGTTTGATGCTGACGAAGATAAACCTATGACTGACGCTGAACGTTTAGGAATTGAGAGAGGCGGCGGTAAATGGGGTGGGCCAAGTAAAACTCTTCAAGATGCTATTGATAAAATGAAAGCAGCAGAGGATGCCGCTGCCGTAGGTGGGGATAGTGGATACGATGCGGGTTCAGACTTTAGTGAAGATACTACTGCTGCGGAACAAGAATCTGAAATGTCAGAATAGTACTAGAGTAAGTAATAATTACTGATATGTATAAACAGAAAGGAATAAAGTAATGGCTGTAACAGATGGATTATTTAGTGGCGCAAGCATTGGCGAAGTACGTCAACTGCTAAATAAGGAACGTGATGATCGTATCCGTCAGGCTCAGTTAGATAACTTTGCTATGACACAGAACCCTTATGCCGCTATGATTGCTAAATCTAATCAACAGTTAGCTGAAGCTGTTACTGGTGGAGCTAGAGCTTTAGGTCAAGCTACTGGTTTAGATACAGGAATGTTTGCTGGTCTTGGGCAGGATGCACGTTTAACTAAAGCGATAGAGCGTGATGCTTTACGTACGGAAGTTATGGATATGGCAAAAACTGCTGACCTTAGTAACCCTGAAGATGTAACTAAAATTGCTAATTTTTTAATGCAAAAAGGACAACCTGAGTTAGCTTCAAAATTTATGGCTGAAGCTAGAGCAGCGGGAGGGGAAGTACGTGCGGAAAATCAAGAAGGACGTTACGCAGCGCAAGAGATTAGGCAAATAAACATTGATAGTGTTAATCTAGATATTAAAAAAGCGCAACTGAAAAAAGAGGAATTACAAAACAAAATAGATTCTGATCCAGAATTTGGAAAAAGTAAACAAGCAAAACTTGCTATGGATAAAACTAGAGCGGAAATACAAGAGTTAGAAGCTAAAGCAGAATATTATTCTTCTGGTGGATCAAGAACAAAGTTAAAAGACCTTAAAGCAACTACTAATAATGATCGAACAGATTATCGTAATGCTGTAAAAAATAACGAATCTGTACGATCTCAAGTTATAGCATATTTAGATGAAGGTGATATTGATGTTCTCAGAGATATCGGTTCTTTCGTTACACGTGGAGCGGTAGACGATGTATCAGATAAAACAATAGATGAATTTATTGACAGGTTTAGTTCCAAAGCTAATTTATACAGGCAATTACCTGAAAATAAAGGAATGACACATGAACGAGCCATAATCGAAGTTTTACAAAGAGAGGGTGTAATTAAAGGGGGAACAGCTTCTAAATCTGGTGGTGGTGATAAATCTAGCGGTGCTACTAAAAAAAGAGTTCCTATTAAGAGCCAGCGTAAAGGAAACCAATAGTGGCTATCTTAACTTTAAAAGATATTCAGAACGATCAAGAACTTCAGGAGTACGGTGTTCAACCTGGGGATGAACTTACTGATGATGGAGAGCTTATACGTAATTACTCTGAGATTCAGGAGAGGCAATCACTAGGTACAGTTATTACTGAGGAAGATATTGCTGCAAACCCTTGGATGGAGGAAGATGGTGTAGAGCCTGGAGATAGGTATGTCGAAGGGGAAGCAGTATACAAAGATAAAAGTTCTTCATCTTATGAACAATTTATGTACCACTATGAAAAAACTGGTGGTCTAACAGGTTATCTGCGTGATGCAGCTACGATATATACTGGAATAGATTTTTATAAGATAGGAGATTGGCGCGATTCTGATGAGAAATATGGTGAAGGTTTTTCGGAAGCCTCTCCAGAAGAACGAAGAGAAATGATCTATCGCTATAAGGAACGGGAACTAGTAGAGGAATTTGGTACAACATTCCAACCTGATTCCGATTCAACAGCGGCAATTACAGGGGGAATTGTTGGGGAAATTGTAGACCCCACTTCACTATTACCTGTTGGTCTAGGTTTAAAGGGTGCTACTATTGCTGGTAAAACATTATCAGGTACAGCATCAGCTACAATAGGTGGTGGTGTTTTAGGTGGAACTTTTAGTGTAGCGGAAGACTTATCCAAGACAGGTAATGTTGATCCTGTTAAGGCGGCTATAACTGGAACTGTAGGTGCTGCATTACCAGCGGGTATAGGCTTGGCTGGTCGAAAGATTGCTCAACGATCAGCCGAAAAAACTATAAATAAAGTTCAAGATGCTGTAAACAAAGCTAAAGCAGACCCATCCGATGTAATTACTGCGGAACGAGTTAGCGAACTTGCGGAGGAAATTGGTATAACTCCTGCAAAATTTACTCAAGCTCTGCATAAAACTAAAATGACTAATGAAGATATTGTAAATATAGCGACACCTGAGTTTTCCGTTAGTAAGGGCATAGCTAAAGATAGTGGTGTACTACGAGTAGTTAGTAAAGGGGCTGATAAATATTTAGGAGCAATTTCCACAAGAATTAGAAACATAAGTGAACCTATTCTTGGTGCGTTAAGAAGAACTGAAAGTCATCTTGCTTTAAAAACTCAACAACGTATGACAAGAATACGTCCGTTTCAACAAGAGCTTGCTAAAATACAAGGACCACTAAAGGATCAAGTTAGTCGGACGTTAGCTAACGGACAATTCGATGCCGCTATTGCTTTAATGAATAGGTCAAATCCAAAAGCAGGAGAGATATTTACAAAGGAAATTAAACCTCTTTTAACGGAATTAAAAGATGAGTTAGATGACGTAGGGTTTAGCTTTGAAGATATTAAAGATTATTTTCCTCGTAATATTTCACAGGCTAATTACACTAAGTGGCAAAAAAGATATGGAAATGAAAAAGATGGTATTATCCAAAAAGCTAAAGACAGTTATTTACAAAAATTACAAGAGAAAGACTCTAAAGTAAAAGCACTAACGGAACAACAAGAACAAGATGTAATTAATGGTCTGTTGATGGGTCGCTCTTATATGGGTAATAAACCATTACCTGATTTTGTTCGTAAAAGGTCTATAGAAAAAATTGATGGGGAACAATTACAGTATTACGATCCACCTGAACAAGCACTGGAACAATACATTAGAAGGGCAACAAATGAAATAGAGGTTTCACGTTTCTTTGGGCATACAAAAAAAATAACAGGTAATAAGAACCTTGAACAAATTGATTTAGAGTCTACTGTTAAAACTGGTGATATAGGTAAAGTTTTACAAAAGGAACTAGACAAACTATCTTCTGACGATCAAAATGTTATAAAAGATTTACTTCATGCTAGGTTTGTTAGTGGGCAAACTCCATTAGGTAATGCGTTTGGTACGATACGAGACTTAGGGTATATGTACACCATTGCCAATCCTATGTCTGCATTGGTACAGTTAGGTGATGTTGCTGTATCCGCTGCGCTTAAAGGATCATGGAATACACTTACAAGTTTAATGCTTCCGAAAAGAGTTAAGCTAGATCAAATTTTAGATGATACAATTTCAAAAGAGTTTGCTGATCCTAGTTTGTTTGCAAAAGCACTAGAGAAAAGTTTTAAAGTTTCCGGTTTTAAAATGGTAGATAAACTAGGTAAGGAAACAATACTCAACGCTGCACTAAAATCTAATACTAAACTTGTACGTTCCGATAAGGGGATTAAAAAGTTTAGAGAGAAGTGGAGTGGTATTATGGGAGATGAGATTGATGTTGTTATAGACGATCTCAAAGCAGGGAATGTAACTGACAATGTTAAGTTTCTATTGTTTAACGAACTGTCTGACTTTCAACCTATATCATTGTCCGAATTTCCACAGGGATATTTAGAAGCAGGGAAATCAAAAGTTCTTTATATGCTTAAATCGTTTGCTCTAAAACAGATGGATGTTGTTAGACGGGAAGTTATACAGGAGTATAAAAAAGGTAATAAAGGACAAGCAGCATTAAAGGCTTTTAGAATTGGTGCATACTTAAGTGCATCTGGACTAACAATTCAACAAACTAAACAAATTCTTAGTGGTAAGGAAACTGCTAATGCAGATGAGTTACCGTCTGAAGCACTGTGGAATCTGCTAGGTGTGTACGGTCTTAGTAAATATACGTCCGATAAATACTTAGCTAGAGGAGAGATAAGTCAAGCAGTAGCAAATACTTTAGCTCCACCAATGACGGTTGCCGATACATTAGCAAAGGGAACAACACAGGGAGAACCTGAAAAACTTCTTAAGTTAATACCTGTGTTTGGCAACCTACTGTATAACTGGTTAGGCGGCGGTGCTGAAAAGTATAATGAGTACCTAGAAAAAACCCGTAAGTAATTACTTAAAGTTTAACTTCAATCGTTCAAGATATACGGCTGCATCTAAGAGTTCCTCTATGGCATGGTCGATCCATCCTACCGTGTCAATGTCCTCTCTTAGCATTGTGCAGCCGTATTTTTCTATGCCTACTCTACTTCTATCTGACATACGTTTCATTACAGTAGCAACAACTGGATCAGGTTCAGGCTCTATACCCCACTGTTTACGTACAGACTCTTCCAACTTATCCATTGTTAACCTCCATCAAAGCCTTCCAACTAATAGGATATAACTTTCCCATCTCCTTGTCAAGCATTTTTGCAACGTCTTGTGTTTCTTTTTGTGTATGACGATCAAGCCGTAGATGACAAACCCTAGCCCATGCAGCTAGTGAGCCGGTCCAGTACCATTCAGTATACATAGACTGTGGTAGGACCATACGTGCCTGTTCAGGGCATATCCCATCATCCAACATATTTGAGTAACACTGGTAGGCATATGCGTACAGGGGTGCAGTGGAGTATTTAACTGTCTCTTCACTGCTACCCTGTTTTATATTCTTAGCACGTTTTCTCCATTCAGTGGGCCGGTAGAATCGAGGATCACTATCGACATACCTACGGCTTACCTCGTTCCACACCATACCCACTTGATGTTTCCCTAACTGACGGGCCACAAAGATAGGTGCTTGAATACAAAAGGTAGCCTGACAGTGACCAAAGGGTGTCCAGTGATTATGCTTTGCTAGATACTGTATAAGTTTAGCGTCCTTCTCTGATAAAACATTTACGATGGCAGCTTCATAAGGATCGTTATCACTTACCTTTTCCCATGTACTTACCTTGTCAAAGGACACACGGGCAGCATTAACGACACGTAGATCACTACCCATGTGGTCTATGTAAGTTACCTTCATTGTTAAAACCTTCCGTATGTTAAAGTTTTTTATTAATCTTTTCGATTAAGGCTTTGTACTCATCATCTGGTAAAGGAATAAGACCTTTATCAACAGTTGCGCCTGTTTCACCAATCATCTGTTTACTTGCAAAGAATCTTACATATTCACCTAATCCGGGAACCATACCAATATGCTCTTTTTTAACATAGAAGAATAGCCCCCGACTTACAGGGTAATCACCAGATGCAATACCTTCAAACGTAGGTTCTACACCGTCAATGGTAGTTCCCCAAAGTTGATCTAGATTATTATCAAGAAAAGAAAAACCAAAAATACCATATCGTTTTGGTTCTCCCACAAGTTTTTGAATAATCAAGTTATCGTTTTCACCGCCTTCAATGTACCCACCATCCTCACGTACAGCACTACACCTAGCTTTGTAACCGTCATCACCTTTCTTTTTGATACCTAATTTCTTACAGGCTTTATGTTGTACTAATTCAACATAGGCATCTCTTGTACCAGATGTAGGCGGTGGACCCATAACTTCAATAGCTAAATCTGGAAGTGATGGATCAATGTCACTCCATTTTTTATAAGGATTTATAATAAACTTAGAACCATCCCAAACTTCTTTTGCTGTTGCACGATAGAGTTGATCTGTCGTTACAGATAGTTTTGTACCTTTTTTACTGTTTGCAATAACAATACCATCATAACCAACTTTTATCTCTACAGGAGTTACACCATTTGATTTACATTTTTCTTTTTCTGATTTCTTAATTGGTCTACTTGCATTTGTAATATCTGGATGTTGATAACCAACACCATTACAAAATAATTTCATTCCACCACCTGTTCCAGTTGATTCGATAACAGGAGTTTGAAATTTAGTTAGTTTACCAAACCGCTCTGCTGCAACAGTAGCAAATGGATACACAGTAGATGAACCTACGGTGGAAATTGGATCACTTCCTGCTGCATGGGTAACATTTACTGCTAATAAACTAAACAGTAATGAGAGAGATACAGTTTTTAGAATTTTATTTTTAAAATGTTTAATCATTAATGTCTCCTATATACATTATTTGTTATTGCCAATTTGGTCCTTCTATCCATGCGGTAGATGAGTGTAGTTATAACTGGATTTGATAAGCCCATTTTCATTCACAACTCCTGCTGCCGGTAGATGGATCAATAAAACAAGCCGCACCCTCATTCTCTTCCTTGTTGGCTGGCTCTACCTTATTCAATATTCCATACCGTTTACCGTCAAGTCTAAAGGTAGTTACACCCTTTAGGTTCCCTTTCCAAGCGTTCATGTATACATCTTTAAACTCATCAAAGGTTACATTACTGCCTACATTGATTGTCTTGGAAACGGCTGAATCAATAAAGGGTTGCACCGCTATCTGCATTTGTAAGTGATCCGAAACATTAAGGTCATCTGTAGTTTCTCCCTTCACACCATGATAATTAAAGGCATAGTCCTGTAGACGTACAATCTTAGCACCCTCTTCAGTCTGCACTGTACGATCTAGCTCATGTTGAAACACTGGTTCAATACCACTGCTTACATTATCAGCAGTAAAACTAATCGTACCTGTAGGAGCGATACTTGTTAGATGAGAGTTCCGCATACCCTGTTGTTTAATCTTGTTCCGTATATCATCAGGCAGACGTTTAATAAACCCACCTTCAAGGTATTGTTCAGCATCGAACAGAGGGAACGATCCCTTTTCCGTAGCAAGATCAGCGGAAGCAGAGTAACATTCATAGGTAATTGTCTTTAAAACTTTGCGAACAAACCTCCGTGCCACATCGTTAGAATACTGATAGTTACACATAGAGAGACAATTAGCCAATCCTGTGACTCCAAGCCCCATACGTCTTTTCTCTTTTGCTTCAGTAATTTGTTGCTTGAGAGGATAAGTAGTGCGGTCAATAACATTATCCATAGCGCGAACCACATGGGGGATATCCTCCTTTAGTAAATTAAAGTCAAACTTTCCATTCTTAACGTACTTGACTAGATTGAATGATCCTAGTAGACAAGCACCGAAAGGTGGTAGAGGTTGTTCACCACAGGGATTCGTAGCCTCTATGGTTTCACAGTAGTGTAGTGGGTTGTCTGAATTAATCTGGTCAAGGAACAATACACCCGGCTCTGCCCAATCCCACGTACTACGCATGATCTCATCCCATAAAGCAACAGCATCTATCTGTCGATACACACGTCCCTCAAAGGTTAGATCAAAAGGTTTTCCCTTTTCAACGCAACGCATAAACTCATCAGTCACACCAACAGAGATATTGAAGTTAGTTAGTTCACCCTCATTACGTTTAGCCCTAATAAACTCTTCAATGTCTGGATGGTCTACACGTAGTACAGCCATCATCGCTCCCCGTCTATGACCGGCAGAGACTATCGTTCTACAAACCGCATCAAATATACGCATAAAAGATACAGGCCCACTAGCGGAACTATCAAGGCTAACAATCCTGTCCCCATTAGGACGTATGCGGCTAAAATCATAGCCAATTCCACCGCCTCTCCGCATCGTTTCAGCGGCTTCCGTAGCACGTTGCATGATGCTTTCCATAGAGTCTTCAATCGTTCCTGAAACAAAACAGTTATATGCAGTAACATCCCTTGGACTTCCCATTGCTGACTGAACCCTACCCGCTGGCATAAACCGTTGGTCTAGGAACAGATGTTTCAGATAGGTACGGTGATCCTCATTGTCGGACATAGCTGCCGACTGTCGGTAACACGCCTCATCGAATGACTCATTAGGTAGTCGATACTTCTCAGAGTGAAGGGTATCACAGGCTTGTACTTGGGGTCCATACATCTACACGTTCTCCTAAATTAATGTCAACTTCAAAACATACGCCACTAGCTTGAGTAACATGAGGTTGAGATTTCATCTTAGCCACGGCACTAGGTAGTACAATTTTCTGACAGTTCTCCATAGTTTCCTCTGGTGGTGCTTGGTAAACTTTAGTATATAAATTACCATCCGGTAACATTATCGTTACGATTAATAGTAAAACTTTTGTCATACGTATACCCCTTCCACTAAATCAGTAAGGTCAGGAGGTTTGTAATTCGGCCCTTTAAGCACCTTACCATTGCTATCATATATTGGTTTACCCTCGTTATCAAGTTTAGACATATTAGAATAATGGACCCTATTAAAAGCGGGACTAAAACTACCATAAAAGGGATGGAGACTAACGATAGTGCCACTAAGAACATACTGTAAATCGCACAACTCCTTCATCAAATGCGCCCACTGATTTAAAGAACCTTTCTTTCCCCTTTCCAGTTCCATTTCCAGAATACAAATAGCTTCACAAACTTCACTAGTTTCCTCTACAATTAATTTCTTTCGTAAGTCTAATAAAGATACCCGTGGCTCACTGTCAATATCTAAACCCATTGCTCTGTGAAACCTGGCTACTTTTTGTTCTCTGGATACGTGCGTATGTTGCATTCTAATTCACCGTTGTTAGATTAGTTATTGGGCTTACGTTTTGACGGACGCAACTCTCTAATAAAATCTCCGCTGCCCGTAGTAGTATCGCTTGCTTTAGGTTCTCATCTGTTAAATCTTTAGCAATCAATCGTACCTCCTCCATACGGGAAACAACTGTATCTGGCGCTAGAATTGTAAACGTGTTGTCATCATCCATTATACTACCCATCATACAATATATATTCGTCTGTGTCAACATCAAAGATTTCTCTGAGAATATTTTTTCTATCCTCTATCCTATCCTCAAATGCTTCCAGTAAATCTTCCGATGATATATCCAGAAGCTCACACAAAAGTGGAGGATCAGAAAGACAGGCTATTCTCTCTATAAAATCTTTATCGCTTAAAGGCATCTTTAATATTATCCAGTGTAAACCACCGGATACCTTCCTTTTCACACCATTCAGACATATTCATTTTAGCTCCCTTTCTTATCCGTTTATTAGGATTGTGTAAAACGAACACTAACTCTTTATCTTCCTCTAATGAATCTCTGATTGATGTATATTTTTTAGTATCTCCAACTCTAAAAAATCCTTTACACTCAATAAGAAGAGTAACACCTTTACGCTGCCCTACAAAGTCAGGTATATAATGACGGTGTACCACATAAGGATAACGATCTGGCTCATACTCACAGTAGTTTCCTAAAATATACGCTGCTTTTTCTTCAAACTTATTTCGATACTTAACCACAAGAGTATCTATTTTTTCAATTTAACAGGGTTAGGAGTTTTTACAGTACGGGTCAACGACTGTGTCATAGCCCCGCTTTGAGATACAAAGGGACTACCATGTAATTCCCATCCCTCATTTAAAAGGTTTGTAATTGTCTCTTCAAACCTGTCATGTCTAGGTGTGCTTACAGCTTTAAATTCTATCATAGTTATCTCCTTTTATTTCCGGTACACGGGGATAGTTTTTAATTGTCGTTAAAAAACGTGGGCCTGTTGAGTAGGCAAACACACGTAGATCAGGATAGCAGTGCTTCTTGTACTGACAGTAGGAACACATTGTAGCTAACTTTAAATTTCCTGACTGACCATCTGGTACAGGGTCAGCACATAAATCAGGACGTATATCACTACGCACCGTGTCCTTGATATGCTCGACACGCTCCTCAATATCACCACTGTAATGCTCATACATTGGGTGTTCCGTATCGTCAAGATCATACTCAAGCACACATAGATGTCCGTTCTGTTTGTCCATAGCTAACCATGCCCACTTACGTTCCCCCTCAGAATGGGCATACGCTTTTAACTGATCGACATAACCAAAAGGATCGTCTAGCGCAAGGCTCCCATCTTTAAACTTTTTAAAACCATAGCTACTAGTGGACTTAACATCAACTGTAATGTCATCAATCTTACAATCCATATGACCTTTAACACCGTTAACTTCACAGGCTTTCTGTTCATCTGTAACTTTATGTCCAGCCATACGGACTAGGAATAAAATCATTTCCTCAATAAGATGACCATATAGAAACTTAACTAACGTATGTGGTTTAATCTTCTCGCCTGGAAATCTTTTGTAGGAATACCACTGAACAAGATCAGCCTTACCTATACCGGACAGACGCAGCTTACGACGATCATACTCATGAGGAAGAAACTCCTTACGCATCAAGGACTTAACTGACTCACCAAACTTCTCAATCTCACTCTCAACATCTACATCTTCCGATGCTCGTTTGCTTTGGAGAAGTTTGTATATGTCAGGGACTAATGTTTTTAATGTGTTTCCACCCATGAATTACCTACCTTGTATTCCCCATCAAGAGGACAGTTTAAATTAAACTCAAGACCCGCTGCCTTGATACACTCTACAGCTAACCAGCCTAGTTTCTTAGCATCCTTTTCCACTACTTCAATCTGAAACTCATCATGAATATTACCGACAAACTGATACTGTATATTACTTATAGTAGCATGGTTGTCCAAAAGTGTCAAGGCTTTTTTCATTATGATTGCACCAGCCGACTGTAGTAGTGTATTCAGTGCAGCATGTTCACTCCGTATGATTAACTTCCTACCATCTATTCCTTTGAGGTAGCCCCGAATAGAGGCTCGACTAACTCTTTCTCGTAGATGTCTAATAGCTGGTGTGTTCTTGAGAAATAATGCTTTAAGTCTTGCTCCATCTGAAGCAGTACCACCGACGATGGAGCCAATCTTTCCATCTCCTGCTCCGTAGAGGAAAGCATAGATAAAAGTTTTAGCAGAGTCTCTTGTTGCAAGTCCAGCAGCTTTCTGGTTTGCCGTGTGTACATCTCCGTTGATGATTTCATCTGTATACTCCTTGTCATTCATGTAGTGTGCTAACATTCTTAGTTCCAAACCTGATGCGTCTACACCTACCAGTTTGTATCCACTTGGTACAGTCCAGCATTGCCGACACTCTGCACCATAGGGTGAATAGGATGAAGGAACTTGGGCTAGGTTTGGACTATTGTGTGTCATGCGTCCCGTAATAGCTCCTATTGTATTTACGTACCCATGTACTCTACCATCCTGTTCATTCCTAGCTTCGATCCATGATGTTACCTGTGCTATTCGTTTTTGAATTAAAAGATATTCCGCTATTAGTTGTGCTTCAGGAATATTTTTAACAGCACTTAGTATTTTCTCATCAACAATCGGATGCCCTTTCTCTGTGTATTTTTTAGGTTTCCAACCAAAGTATTGTAGATACTTAGCGATTTGTTTACGGGAACCTAAATTAAATTCAGTAAATTCTATATGAGAAAAAGGACCAACAACACATTCCCAACTAGACCCAAGAAACTTAAGACCAACATTAGACAACTCCTTGTTCTTTTTGTATTTCGGTGTAACTTCCTTGACAAAGGATGCCAAAGGGATAAACTTATCATGAACTTCCTCTTCTATTTCTATCTTTCTTTCCTTTAGTTTTCCAACTAACTCCCAACATTTAGTAGTATCTAGTAACCACCCATGTTGAACTTGTCTCGTAATAATAGATTGAACTTTACTCTCAAGATCAATACTCGTATCTCCAAAACTTTGTAGATTACTTGACAGTATTTCAAAAACTTTCTGTGTAATCTTGAGGTCTTGTATACAATACTCTTCCATTTCTTTACTATACTTTGTAAAGTCATTGTGTTCCCCCTTGTATAAACCTATTCGTTTACCCCAGGATTTTAATGAATGTCCTCCTTCACGTTGGGGGTTGTCTAGTCTTGACAGGATCAACGTATCTATAACCTTTGAACCAGCCAATGATACGCCGACAATATTTTCCAAGTACACTGCATCGAAATCTATTATGTTGTGACCTATAATATGATCGTATTGATCGAACCATTCCTGTATCTCCTCAACATTAAAAGGATAGTGAAAGTTGCGTACCTCTCCTGCTTCGTTGAGTGAGCCAATCATCCAGACTTTCGTAACGGGTAACTCTGTGGTTTCTATATCTACGATAAGCTGACGGGTCATGGACTAAACTCTCACCTCTCTTTAATGCTACGTGTCA